TATTTAGTCCTTATATTCCACTTATCATGACTCCATTAGTATATGATCCAGTTAACTTCACTCCACGTAAAGGTGTTATGACACGTTACGCGAAGAAAGTAGTTCGTCCAGAATTTTACGGAAAAGTATATGTACATGGTTTAAGTACACTATAATAGTTAACTTTATTGAATTAACGATTTAACGTATTAAAATTAAAAGGGGAGTTTAGGCTCCCCTTTTTTACTATCTGAATATTTATATAAAAAAGAAATAATATGGCAGTTCCTCATAACAAATATTCAATGCAGGTAATTATTCGTTATAACGGACGATTAATCGATGTACTAGATCGTATACGAGCAATTACTTTAGTATTAATGGTTCATATCGAACAAGATCTAGGTCCTGATAAAGAATTAATAACAATTAAAATTATAACTCCGTATCCTGCTAGGCGAACATATCTAGCAATTAGAAAAGCATGTTTAGGTAAAATTGAAACATTAAATGACATGACACTTCGCGAATCAACACTTACAAAATTATTTTAAATTAAAAGTTATATTATGGCAATACCTAATTCGGATAAAACTCCACCAAAAACTGACATTAAATTTTCAGTTACGCTTTCAGAAGAACAAAAACAAGCAAAAGCAAAAATTATAGTAACACCATTTAATTTTATCTTAGGAAAAGCTGGATCTGGCAAAACATTGCTAGCAGTTCAAATTGCATTAGATATGTTTTTTAAACGACGAATTGATAAAATTATTATGACTCGACCAACAGTATCAAATGAAGATAATGGGTTCTTACCAGGTTCATTGCAAGAAAAAATGGATCCATGGCTAGTTCCAATTCGTAGTAATATGCGTAAAGTTTATAATAAACCAGACGTGCTAGATAAAATGGAAAAAGAAGAAAGTATTGAATTAGTATCATTAGCTCACTTCCGAGGAAGAACATTTGATAATGCAATTTGCATAGTTGATGAATTTCAAAATTTAACAAAACAACAGTTGCAAATGGTATTATCTAGATTAGGTAAAGATAGTATTATGATTTTAACAGGTGATAGATATCAAGTAGATTTAAAATTTAACAATGATTCAGCAGTGCACGATGTACCTAAACTAAAACCATCGCAATTTGTAAATGAAATTATTTTAACAGATAATCACCGACATGTAGCGTTAAATGAAATTCTAGCTCTACTAAATGAAAAGTATTGATATTTATATAAAAAAGGATTCTAGATGGATTATAGTGTAAACAAGCCGATATGGCCCGGTAGTTCGTCATTCACTACTGGTAGTACTCCATTTGGATTTTTTGATACTGACACTGTATTTCAAAGTCATGCTGACAAGTTTGCTAAAGCAACAGCATATCAATTGGGATATCCTATATTAGATGTTGAATTACAAGCTGTAAATTTTTATACTGCATTTGAAATGGCAGCGATTGAATATTCAAATCAAATTAATCAAATTAACATTGTAAATAATTTAATTAATACATTGGGTGTTAATACTGGATCTAATTTTTTAAGTAGTTCTAGTTTAAGTGGTGCATTGATTGGAAATTCATTTGGATATTTGACTAAACTATCAAAAACATATGGTAGTGAAGCTGGTTCAGGAGGAAATTACCAATGGAAGACACTCCGAGTAGATATGGTTCCAGGACAACAGACATATAGTTTAAAACAAGCAATATCTGCATCATTAGGCATCAATGTAACTACTAGTTCAATTGAGGTTAAACGAGTACTTCATAATGCACCACCAGCAGTTGTAAGATATTTTGACCCGTTTGTTGGTACAGGTTTAGGTTCACAACAAATGATGACTGAATTTGGTTTCGGTGGAATGTCCCCGGCAATTAGTTTCATGATGCAGCCAATTCATGCAGATTTACTAAGATTACAGGCAATTGAATTTAATGATCAAATACGCAAATCTGCTTACTCATTTGAAATACACGGCGATGATATTAAATTTTGGCCAGTACCAACTTCAGGAACAGGTAGTGCAACTGCAACACCATTTTTTGAACATGTATATGTTGAATTTGTATTTGATGACGTAATAAAAAATGAAGGCATTTTATTTGGTAATAGTGCACTTTTAAACAATGTTATAAGTGACGCATCAAATATCCCATATACATATCAAACCTACGGGAAAATTAATGATATGGGGCGTGCGTGGATTATTAAATATGCGGTAGCATTGTCAAAAGAAATGTTAGGATTGATCCGCGGAAAATATTCATCTGTTCCAATACCAAATGGCGAAGTAACGCTAAATGGTTCGGATTTAGTATCACAAGGACAAGCAGAAAAGGGAGAATTAATAACTCAACTCCGCGAGTTTTTAGAAAAAATGACAAAAGAACAAATGATGACGAGACAAAATACAGAAGCAACTCAAATTAATGAAATGCTAGGAAAAGTTCCGTTAAAAATATATATTGGAGCTATAATACCATTCTTATTTATATTAGGAGCTGGTATATGGTAATTATACAAATTAAATCACATAAATTATTGGAGATGTAATAATGGCATTATTTGGAGGTATTAAAGATGCTAAGTATTTAGCTGCGATTAATTCCGAATTAATCAATGCCATTATTGATACTGAAATTGAATTTTTTAAATTAGTCGTAGAACATAGTAAATCAAACATATACGGCGAATCAGAATCTAAATCATTTTATGATTCAATTTTAATTCCGTGCATTATTACTAAAGAAGGTAAAACTGCAAGTATGGATGATTATGGTCATACATATACAAGAACAGCACAATTTGGTATATCGAGAGACATGTTAGAAAAAGCAGATTTTTATCCAGAAGTTGGTGATATTATTCTATGGGATCATGAATATTATGAATTAGATAATGTCGATGCAAATCAATACTTTACCGGAAAAAATCCAGAAACATGGCCAAATGGAACACAACATGGTTATAGTGTTTCAGTAATATGTGATGCACATGTTACACGACAAACACCACAAGGTATTACAAATTTGAGACGAGGTGGTGATAATAATTCACCTGCATATAAAGGATAATCGATGCCAAGACTCAATAGAAACAATATAGATCGTAAAACAAATAAACCAGAACCGTCTCGGACTGAAGGCCTTACACCAGATTTAATGTTAGATCGATCTATGCAAACTAGACGCGATAATGATATAATTCGTAGTGCAAAACGAACAGTATATGATATTGATTATGCAATTAAATGGTATATTGAAAATGAAATACAACCACAAATAACTGCAGACAATAATTTAATATCCGTCCCGGTGATTTTTGCTAATGGCGAAAAATGGGACAATGTACGTCGTTTAGGATATTTACGTGATGAAAAAGGAATGTTACAATCACCAATTATCATGATAAAACGAAATAGTGTTGATGAACGAGCTTCACAAAAAACGTTAGATGTTAATAGACCACAACATAACAACGTATTAATATATCGTACTAAATATAATGAACAAAATCGATATGAAGATGAATTATTTCCAATTCCAACAAATAATCCAACTCCAACAGAAAAAATTTATGTAATAGATATTCCTAAATATGTAACAATAGAATATGATATGATGTTATGGTGTGATTTTACAACACAGTTAAATGACCTCGTAGATCAAATATTACCATATGGCCGATTTTCGTGGGGAAATGAAGCAAATAAATTTCCTACATCATTTGGATCAATTAGTTTTGAAACAGTAAATACAATAGGAGAAGATCGGCTAGTTCGGGCAACTATACCATTAACTGTACAGGGAACATTGCTGTCAGAACAAGAAACTAGAATTTCGACAATAAAAAAAATGTATTCAATTAAAAAAGTAACATTCGATACAGTAATTGATCTAGACTCAAATGTGTTTAATAGCACAATCATTCCTAGTCAACTATTACAATCACAAACGTTTATAAACGGAGGCGGAGCAGTTACTGTTATATCACAAGGTACATCTGTAACCATTAATGCAGCAGCAATGTTATATTTGACAAATTTAACAGATCAAATAGCAACTTATTCTAATTCAACAACCATAACAGTACCAGCATTTGCAGCAATTAATCCGGTAACAAATACCCCGGCAACTAAATTTGAATTTAATGTATACATCAACGGACAATATATTGACAAAGTAGTATACACATGGACACCTAGTGATATCATATCACAAACAATTGTATTTGATACGGCTGTATTAGGATATAGTTTAACTGCTACAGATGTTATAGTTATAAATGGAAGGTGGGCATAATGGGTAGACAATTTAAACCTGGACAATTACAAACCGGTTCATTATATAATATATCGTCAAGTTATGCAGTAACTGCTAGCTTTGCACTTAATGGAGGTGGAGGAAATACGTTTCCATTCTCTGGAAGTGCTGTCATAACAGGTTCATTAGAAATTATTAGCAATGTTAATAATATTTTTTTAATTAAGAATTTTAGCAATCAACCTATATTAACAGTATCACAAAGTGGTATCATAGTTTTAGCAACTCAAAGTGCACAATTAACTAGCCCAGCACCGAATGGCGCAATATATTTCACATCAGGCTCGTTTTTTGTAGGATTAGATTAATTAATTTTACATCATATTTATATAAAATACATTAAGGAACAAAATGGCAGAATGGAAAAAAGTAATAGTATCAGGTAGTGCAGCTGTATTATCGCAATTAAATGTTGGTACCAATCAACAAATTACAACCTCACAGGCAACTACATTTTTAACAGGATCATTTACTGGATCTTTTTTTGGTAATGGGTCTGCGTTAACAGGATTATCAGCCGCAGCAGGTACCGTTTCTTCATCAGTATTAGCAGCCGGTTCAGGACAAGGTACACATACATTAACAACCAACGGTGTAAGTTCAGGTGATGTTTTAGCAACTGGTTTAAGTACTGCAGGAACACCTACATTTGCTGGATTAACTATTTCAACAAATGCTGTAGCAATTAACAATACAAATGGTATTACAACTAACGCTGCAACATTCCCTATTGCAAATTCAACAGCAACTACCATTAACTTGGGTGGGGGTGCAACTGCAGTCAATATAGGTGCTAGCACAGGTATTACCATAATCAATCATGACGCCCGAGTTAAAGGTGCGTTATATGTTGACGGTCCTATTACAGCAATTAGTTCTTCTAACTTGTTTGTAGCAGATCAATTTATTTTATTAGCATCAGGATCAACAACAAACACGGATGGTGGTATTATAATTGATAGAGGTTCATATGCCGGTTTAAATATTGCATATGGATTTGATTCAACCACAGGTCGTTGGGGATATCAAGCAGGATTAACTGATACAACAAATACACTTGACCCAACAGGTATTAGTGGTTCATTTGCAGGCTATGTATTTACAGAAGCTGCTCACACAGCAACAAAACCAACTACGGGTGAATTTGTACAAGCAGGAGCAATATATACAAATACAGACGGAACAATTTGGATGTATGCATAAAATTTATTATAATAAGTTATGAGTATTTTAGATAAAATAAGACCATCTCAACCAGAACCTCAGCTGAAGCCTGAATTCGAACTTGCTAAACATGAAATTGAACTTTTATTAGTTTTAATTAAAAATAGCACATTTGTCGGAGAACAGATAGAAGATTTATACGGTACCGTATACAAGTTACAACAACAATATTTATTGCAAAATTAATAACCCATGTTTTCAATTGAAGAATTAAATGTAATGCGTCAATCTATAGATGTAATTACTATCACAGGTCGCGATGCACAATTCATTGCACAACTACAAACTAAATTAGATCTAATTATCAAAGAGTTTGTTGCACCAAAAACATCGGCTACTAAACCAGATAAAACTAAGTCTTAGTATATTTATAATAAATAACTTGTTGTTGGCCGCAAGGAAGTAGGCGCACACACGGCATAAGTGTATGTATCTAACCGCAACATAATTAAGATATAATATGCCAAACTGGAAAAAAGTAATAGTATCAGGCTCTGATGCAACCTTAACCTCTGTAACAGCTACAGCAGGATTCACCGGATCATTACTCGGTACAGCTTCTTATGCAACTAATGCTATAAGTGCTTCATACGCTACAACAGCTTCATATGCTTTAAATGGTGGTGTTACACAATTATTAGCAGGCCCAAATATATCTTTATCACCAACAAACGGTACAGGACAAGTTACTGTTTCTTCAACACCAAGTGGAGGAGGATTTAATACAGCTACGGGCTCATATGGTAGTTTCTATGACACTACAATTCAAACAAATGTAGCGAGTACAGCTAGATCAATGTCTCTTAATACAACAGACATTACAAATGGTGTATCTATTTCTGGTTCAACTAATCCATATAACACATATATCAAAGTAGCAAATGCTGGGGTATATGATATTCAATTTTCCGCTCAAGTAGATAAAACAGATAGTGGAACCGATGAAATATGGATCTGGATTAGAAAAAACGGAACAGATATATCAGACTCAGCAACATCAGTACAGCTTCAAGGAAATGGAGCTCATTATGTTGCAGCATGGAATTTCTTTGTAAATGCAGCTGCAGGCGACTATTTCCAATTGATGTGGTATTCACCAGATGTAAATGTTCGTTTACATGCAGAATCTGCATTTGGAGTAGTACCGGGCATCCCTTCACTTATTGTAACAGCAAACCGAGTAGATCAATTTTTATCAAACACAGGATCATTTAGCGGTTCATTTACAGGAAATTTAATTGGTACCGCTTCATTTGCAACACAAGCTCTTAGTGCATCATATGCTCCTTCCACACCTACATTTCCATTTACTGGATCCGCTTTAATTACCGGTAGTTTAGGTGTAACAGGTTCATTAAGTAATGGCGACGGAAATATTGCATCCGGTTTATATTCTCATGCAGAAGGACAGTTTACAACAGCAACCGGAGAAGCGTCTCACACAGAAGGTCAATCTACAAATGCAATTGGTACCTATTCACACGCAGAAGGGTTGGCTACCATAGCATCTGGTTCATACCAACACGTGCAAGGACAATTTAATATAGCATCATCAGCACAGTCTGCATTTATCGTAGGAAATGGTGGTAATATAGCATCAAGATCAAACTTAATTTTTGCAGCAGGCACACAAGTTCAAATCACCGGATCACTTACGGTAACTGCTGGTATAACCGGATCAATGCTTGGTACTGCTTCATACGCAACACAAGCACTAAGTGCGTCATGGGCACCAGGAGGAGCAGGAACTCCCACATTTCCTTACACAGGTAGTGCAATCATTTCAGGTTCATTAACGGTAACAGGAAGTTTATTGGTGCAAGATGTTAATGGAAAAACTAACATTGATTCTTTAGATAGAAAACTATACGGTACCGCACCAGTAATGCC